TCTCTGAACACGATCCAGAACATAAAACATTTAACATTATTAAACTAGACAACGGACAAATAGCCGCACAACCAAACAACAGAGTTGTGTTTACAGACCAAAGTCTAGTTCCAGTAGATAGAAAGACTCCTGACTTTAAAGTATGCACACAAAACTACACTGTAGAAAATACACCCAAATGGAGTGTAGGACACACTGACGAATGGGCCTACAAGGACAAAGGCGAAGGATTAAAAGATTAATCCAATTCCATTAAAAACACTTGACTTCTAGCATAAATCTATATATAATATAATACATAAACAAAAGGAGTAACTTATGAGTTCAAAAGTATTCGGTCCTGAAGAAAAGGCTAAACTTATGCAAGTCATTAACGATGGTGTTAGTGTAAAGCAAGAAGTTCAAGATCTTAGCGAAGGATTAAAAGATACAGTAAAGGCAGTAGCAGAAGAAATAGATGTAAAGCCTGCACTAATTAACAGAGCAATTTCAATTGCACACAAATCAAATTGGCAAGAAGTCTACAGTGATTTTGACGACTTGGAATCAATTATTACAATTACCGGCCGAGACAAGTAGTTTGTTTGAGAAAATTAAACTATTTTGGATTAACAGTTATAAAAGTGATAGGATTGCATTTGCATTTGAACTTATCAGTTTTGTATTCACGGTGGCGGCAAGTTTAACTTTGGCAGTTAATGCTAAAGATCCAAACATGCTGATTATATATCCGTTCTTCTTTGTAGGATCGGTAACTCAATGCTACGCGGCAGTACGTAGAGGCGCGGCATGGGTAATGTTACTAACAGGTTACTTTGCTGTTATTAACGTTTTTGGATATGGTATTGCCGCAGGTTGGTATTAATGACACAATATAATCTTAATAATCCCTTAGAAATAAAAATTAAACAACGCATGGACATTCTTCAAGGTTGGATGGAAGAAAATTATCATCTAAAACGTCCGGAAGTTGTATTAGAACATATTCAAACAGTTTCTAAATTTTGGAGTATTCTACAGGAAGAAGACATGGATTATATCGAAGGCTGTAGGTTTGCTATTGAAAACAAAAGCGATTGGAAGACAAAATGAAACTAACTTTAATCGGATATGGATTTGTTGGCAAAGCCATGCACGAAGTACTCAAAGACTACTATGACGTAAAGATCGTCGATCCTCAATATAATAGTAATGTTGTTGACAATGATAGTGATGGATATATAGTCTGTGTTCCGACACCTACTACATGGTCAGGTGCATGTGATATGACTATTGTAGAAACAGTAGTAAAAGCATGTCCAAATGATAAACCTATTTTGATTAAGAGTACAATAAGTCTAGAAGGATGGCGTAAAGATTTAGAACCACAAGGCAAACAAATTACATTCAGTCCTGAGTTTTTAACTGCGGCAAACGCAAATCAAGATTTTAAAAAACAAACAAAGATGTTGTTTGGTGGTAGTAATAAAGAATTTTGGAATGATGTGTTTATAGAATGTAAAGCATTTGATCCTATATATGCAACTGTAGAAGAATTAATATTAACAAAGTATTTAAGAAATAGTTTTTTAGCAACTAAGGTTGCCTTTTTTAACGAAGTTTATGATTTGTGTGAAGTCGCAGGAATAGACTATAATCAAGTTAAAGCATTAGTAGGAGAGGACAAAAGGATTACACATAGTCATATGCACGTTCCAGGTCCAGATGGTGACCGAGGTTTTGGTGGAGCATGTTTTCCAAAAGATACAGAGGCATTACTATATTCTGCAAACGCAGTTGGTGTTTCATTACCTACATTAGAAACTGCTGTACAAAGCAATAAAGAATTAAGGAAAGATAAATGAAGATATTAATATGTGGTCCTGAAGGTAGTGGTAAAACAACACTAGCAAAACCTTTTGCAGAATTGTTAAATGCAATTTATGTTAATAAAGATTCATATAAAAATGAATTACGAGGATACATAGATGGTATAGTTGCCGCAGGTAAACACGTAGTAATAGACAAAAGATGCAATACTAACGAAGCAGTCGAATACTTAGATCCTGACTATGTTGTTTGGATGGATACTAAAGCAAATAAAACAGAAAAACCTAGTAGAATTGATTATCATGTAGCAGAATGGTTTCATGATACACATTCACAACTAGGCGATGTTGTAAAACGTTACATGGAAAGAAATAAATGATTTATTACATAGATATTGACGGAACAATTTGTGATCAAGAAAAAGGAAGGCACTATTCTCTTTCTAAACCATATATAGAAAGAATAGAACATTTTAATAAACTACACGACAACGGCAACGAAATACATTATTGGACAGCAAGAGGCATGGAAAGCGGAGTTGATCATTCTGAATTAACTAGAGAACAACTTAAAGAATGGGGCGTAAAATATACAAGTGTTAATTTTAAAAAACCTCATTATGATATTTGGATAGATGATAAGGCACAAAACGTAGATGATTATTTTGAACAAAAAAAACTTGACAACGACAAGTATTAATGTTATATTATAATACAACTAAGGAGTTTTATGGCAAGATTTGAAGGCATCAATAGAGCATATCAACCAGGTGAAGATCCACCTACACCAGAAGAAAGACAAGAGAAACTAGACAAATTAATGAAGGACTTTTTGTCCAAGGGAGGCAAAGTAGAAACACTTGCCCCAGGTGCGGCACAAGGCGCAGGTGGATTAGATAGAACACCACATTGGACAGATGCAGAATTAAAGGCAAAATGGAGATTGGAAAATGGTATTCCGGATCCTGAAAAGAAAAAAGGCAGAAAAAAGAAGAAGTCAAAGTAATACTGATAAGTAATACTATGAAGGTACAGTCGGCCATAAGCGACACAATTTGGTATTGTCAACCGAAAGTGACAAACAGGAGAAAAGATGAGTTATGTAGATGCCCTATGGGATCGAGACAAAGATATAATTAAAGTCGTCGAGCGAAGTAAAGCAGGCGAACGTGAATTTAGAGAATTCCCCGCAAGATATCAATTCTATTATAAAGACCCACGTGGTAAACAAAAGTCTACTTTAGGAGACTCTGTTAGCAGAGTAGTATGTAAAAGTTGGAAAGAATATCTTAAAGAACAAAAAATTAATAAGCATAAGGGACTTTTTGAAGCAGATGTAAATCCTGTATACAGATTGCTTGAAGAAAACTATTTGGGCCAAGATGCTCCAGAATTACATAAAGCATTCTTTGATATTGAGGTTGATTTTGATCCTGAACGCGGATATAGTTCTCCCGAAGATCCTTTTACTGCAATCACAGCCATATCTGTACATTTACAATGGTTAGACACTCTTGTAACTCTTGCATTGCCGCCAAAAGGCCTAAGCATGGAAGATGCCAAATATGCTGTTAAAGATTTTCCGAATACACACTTATTTGATAACGAAGCAGAAATGCTTGATACTTTCTTAGATATAATTCAAGATGCAGATATTTTAAGTGGTTGGAACAGTGAAGGTTATGATATTCCGTATACTGTTAATAGAATTACTAGAGTACTTTCAAAAGAAGATACACGGCGTTTTTGTTTGTGGGATCAATATCCTAAGAAACGAAATTATGAAAAGTTTGGTCGAGAACAAGAAACATATGACTTAGTAGGACGTCAGCATTTAGATAGTCTTGAACTATATCGTAAGTATACCTACGAAGAAAGACATACATATAGACTTGATGCTATTGGTGAAATTGAAATAGGCGAAAACAAAACAGTATATGAAGGAACGTTAGATCAATTATATAATAACGACTTCCGAACATTTATTGAATACAACAGACAAGATACTGCACTGTTAGATAAACTAGATCAAAAACTAAAATTTATCGACTTAGCAAATGAACTTGCACATGCAAACACAGTATTATTGCCGACAACGATGGGTGCTGTTGCTGTTACAGAACAAGCAATTATTAACGAAGCACACAAGCGTGGGTTGGTAGTTCCTAATAGAGTACACAGAGAGCCGGGAAGTGAGCCGGCGGCTGGTGCTTATGTGGCGTATCCCAAAAAAGGACTACATGACTGGATTGGATCAATGGACTTGAATTCACTATATCCATCTGTTATTAGAAGTTTGAATATGGATCCTGCAACAGTTGTAGGACAACTAAAGCCTGAATATACAGAAGAATATGTACGTGACGAAATGACGCTACGGAAAAAGTCATTTGCGGCGGCTTGGGAAGGTAAGTTTGGTTCATTAGAATATGAATTTGTAATGGAACAACGTAAAGATAAGCAAATTACTGTTCTTTGGGAAAACGGTGAAAGTGATATCATGAGTGGTTCTGAAGTTTATAGACTTATATTTGAAAGTAATCAACCATGGATGTTAACTGCTAACGGAACTATTCTAACTACAGAGTTTGATGGAGTTATACCAGGATTACTAAAACGCTGGTACAGTGAACGTAAAGAGTTACAGGCTAAAAAGATTAAAGCAATCGAAGCAGGTAATAAAACAGAAGTTGCGTTTTGGGATAAAAGACAACTTGTTAAAAAGATTAACCTAAATAGTTTGTATGGTGCTATTCTTAATCCGGGGTGTAGATTCTTTGATCCACGTATTGGACAATCAACTACATTAACAGGTAGAGCGATTGTTAAACATATGAGTGCTAAAGTAAATGAGATTATTACAGGAGAATATGATCATACAGGTAAAGCGATTATATATGGAGATACAGATTCTTGTTATTTTAGTGCATACACAAGTTTACGTCCTGAGATTGATAAAGGCGATATTCCATGGGATAAAGATAGCATTATATCATTATATGATCAAATTTGCGATGAAGCAAACAAGTCATTTGGTAAGTTTATGAATGATGCGTTTCATTGTCCTAAATCAAGAAGTAACGATGTTATTGCGGCAGGTAGAGAAGTTGTTGGAGAAAAAGGATTGTTTATTACTAAGAAACGTTATGCAATTCTAATTTATGATAACGAAGGAGAGCGTAAAGATACAGATGGATCTCCAGGTAAAGTAAAAGCAATGGGCCTCGATCTTAAACGTT